TACTTTGAAATTTATTTGTCCGTCTTCTGTTCCATCACTTGCGTCTATTATTTTTGATTCAATCGCTGAATAGTCTATTTCTTCAGGTGTTCCGGCATCGTTCTTACCCCTGCAAAAGATAGTAGAAAGAATGTCATTATCTTGACCAGCTCCAGACGCACCTCTTCTCGAATATAAAGTTATATCAGAAGTTGACCCTGCATCGTCAGCACTGCATTCAATCCATAAAGCTGTGCCTGCTCCTGCAACTGTTATATGAACAGGATGTAAAGGTGTTGTTTCTCCAAAGCCAACTTTATCGGCTGACAATCTAATTCTTGATGCAAGTGTCCCACTAGCTGACGACATCAAATCAAGAATGCCATCTTCTGATCCATTAGTGACGCTTTTAATTGAAGCAGCTATGGATGCGTAGTCGTGAGCGTTACCGGCTGAATCTTCACCCCTTAAAAGAAGATTGCCTAAATTATCATCATTGGCAGGACTGGCAGAATTTCGATAAAGAACAAGATCGGGTGCTGTATCTGCTCCCGCATCACTATTTTCAATAATGACCTGATCAGTTGTATCTGTACTAAATAAATGAAGTTGTGCCGCCGGAGTACCCGCGCCTAGTTGAAAACCACTTGATTGAAATGAACCTACAAGAGCTTGGTTAATCGAAACAGAAAGAGTATTAGCCGCCGATCTGTAAAAACCAGTTGCACCACTATCAGCTAACCAACCTAAAGAAGGTGTCGTATTAGTTCCTGACGGTAGGTTTCGTAATAAAGTCGTGTATTGTATTTTCTTATTCTTGGCTGAGTTTGATGACTCACTTGAATCAAGTATTTGAATTACGTCATCAGCTACAGGTGCAGTTAACTCTGTTAATGCACTAATTTTTCGATCAGCCATTTTTTACTTTTAGTTTAATGCCTTAGCTCCAAGGTGCGCCAACTTTTTCTGTTGGAGTATTAATTAAATCAATCTTAGCCTTTAATTTATTTTCTATTGCTGTAACTCCTGTGGCACCAATAGCGGATTTCACCCATTCCAAGCAATTCTCTTTGGTTACGTCATTAAAAGCAATAAAGCCACCTGGCAAAGAAGATGGTTTCGTCAATGCAACTTGCCCTGTATGTCTTGCCTTTTCTGTGCTTCCATCCTTTCCAATAACCCTAAATACGATAGTTTTTATAAAACCATCAGAAACGTCAGAAACCATCCCTATTTCATTGATTTCCCATGTATAGGAGTACGCCATTGTTAAAGACCTTTTGGAAATAGTTTAATACTTTTAAGTAGTTGTTTCACCAATTAACTTTTCAAGCACTTTTAAGGCTCCCTGATCTTCCAGAATTGGTTGAGTTAATGCCTGTCCTTCATCTTGTAGCTTTTTGATTTCTGCTTGTATTTCTTGAAGTTTTTTTAAATTTAAATCAAGCCTTTCTTTTACTTCTGTAAATGCTTCTTGAGGTGTTGACATGTATTTTTAATATGTCCTCGTAATATAAAAAGAATTTATCAACGTGACAAGTGGGGTTCTTTAACCTTCTAGGGCAGCAACTTTAGTTTCTAATGTTTCTACTTTTGCAATTAATTCCTGCATTGCTTTTACAATAATTGGATTCCAAGCCTGCTTTATACCTTTTTTCATAACTGGGGTATGGTCATCCTTAGTACTTCCAGGGGCTATGTCATATTCTTGTACCAAACTAGGGAACACCTGTTCTACTTCTTGTGCAATAAATCCTATATGCTTCCTTTTCGATTCTTCAGGATGATAAGAAGATTTCCAATTAAAGTTTCGCACTTTTAATTTTTTAATATCTTCTAATTTAGAAGTGGCATCTACTATATTTTCTTTTAGTGTTTCGTCTGAATTTACAGTCCCACCATCAGAAGTCGTTATATCTCCACTTGAAAGAATTTTTAATCTGTTAGCTGAACTATCATCACATGATAAGAACCAATGAGTCGAATTATCAGGAGAACCATCAGAAAAATCTATATATAAACCATAAGGATTAGTATTAGCTGTGTGTTCTATAACACAGGCTGCCTGACTACCTGTACTTTGTTGTATGACATGTTTTGTGGCTGAAATTCCATGATCTGAATCAGATTCATCTTCATATGCATGTAAATAACCAGTTACTTTGCAGCCTGAAGTATAAGTTTCAAATTTAAGGGAATGATTGAAAAAAAGTGATACAGCCCCATCTTTATACATATATACACAGTCCTCTGATTCTGCTTTAACTGTTAAAGCTCCATCAGTTCCAAGACTTCGATCGTTTTGAATTTTAAAAGTACTTTCTTGTGTTACAAATTCAAGCCTTGCATCATCATGGGCATCAGTACCAGTTGTCGTAATGTATAAAACAGCATCGTCTACACAAGTGACATTAATACCATCACTTGTAGTCTCTAGACGAAGAGCGTTATCTTCATATAACTCACACGAAGCGTCATGGATAAACTTAGCCATAACGTCACTACCTTCTTTATCGGTAATGGTTGTACCGTCTGATTCAAGGAAAAGAATTCCAGTGATATTCTTTATCTCAGAGTTTGTTGCATTGTGAAAAACACTTAAATCTGCACCCCCGCCGAAAGTTATAGACGCATTATCAGAAAGTTCTAAACGGTCATGTGACTTGTCCCACATCATATTATTACTTGCACCAACAAAGGTTACATCTTCATTGAAATTTGATGCTGCATCAACATCAACACCGCCAGTCGATGTAAATAAAGTTATCCAAGCATTATTAGCTGAGTTCCGAAGCTTAATTAAATTGTTTGTCGTATCAACCCATAGCATGAATGCATAGGTAGTTGAAGGTTCAGAACTATTACTGTTTAAGCTGACAACCGCCGCTAAAGCATTATTTAAATCTGTACGAAAACTTGAGCCTGATTGATTGGCTAAAACGTAGTCATGTGTTGCCATAGCCTAGTGATTGCAAAGGGTTTGAGGTGTATTTGATGATAGTTTAAGAACCTTCAGCACCATAACCATTGGCTTGGTAAGCAAAAGTTCTATCCTGACTTGTGCCAGAAGAGTTTTTAAAATGAACAGTAAATCCTGTTCTTGATTCAGAACTGATCTCATAATAGTCGCCTGTTGCCATATTGTTTGCTGTAATGCCTAATTTTGGTGTCTGATAGAAAGCTTTTGTATAAGTAACAGCTTTAGCTCCTGCACCTGAAGCCATTGAATCGCTTTCTGTCCTATTTTCAAATTGCAATGTGTAACCTAATTCATCAATAAGAGGGGTTTGATCAACTGTTGTACTTGAAAGATCAACTTTAAATTGGAATACTCTGCCTGTATATCGTCCTGATTCCATCGGTGTCCATACCCCATAAGTTTGTGAACTTTCTTGTTCTGTATTACTTCCATCTTCTAGCAAAATCTTATCTCCATCTTCTGTGATGATGTCGTCATTAGACGGGGCATCATTACTTTTTCTGAAATAAAGATTTGCTGTTGTTTCATCTGCTAAGGCTCCATCAAAATCACTCCATCTATCCATATTTGTTGCACGATCATCAATTGTATCGTTTGGAAGTAATCCCCTAGTTGTTAATTTCCTTTTGAAAACAACAGTAAAAACAGCACCTAAATCAACGACATTATTAAAGAAATATGTTCCAGAAGTATTTAATGTACCAAGGAAATCTATTGATCCCCATGTGTCAATATCTGCGGTGTGGTCATCCCATAAATCTGTACCATCTAAAACTAAAGCATCATATTCGTCAGAATAAAAAACATTATCTTTTTGACCTTGAAATGGTGGGCTATCTGTATCTTCTCGTCTTACTGTTTGGTCTAATCTAGGTAAAGCATCAGGTAAACTTATCGTTGCACTTGTTTCATTTTCACTCTTATTTCCATTCTTATCTTTAAATTTAACCATATATTCGCCTTCTAATAAATCTAAAACAACAGAGTCAGTATTTGTTTGAACTTCTCTTAAAAGTGTTGAATCAGCCCATGTTCCAGTACCGTCTGTTTTATTTGAATGACGAATAATTGTTATTAAATCTGAAACATTACCACCCCAATTTGTAGGATTTCCATCCCATCTCAAAGTTACTTCATCTTTACTAGAAGCTTGAACACTGACACCCGTAGGATCAGGAGGTAGAACAATAACAGGAGTAGTAGATGATCCACCGCCTCCGCCTCCTGCATCAGGTTTTGGAACGATAATTACTTGACTAGCCCAAGAGGATCTTCTGCTTACAGGTGCCGGGCCAACTGCTCTTATCTTAAAAGTTAATTTCTGTCCAGAAGCGATACTATCAATATCAAAAATAGTATTAGTAGTTGTTCTCTGAACATAACTACCGTTACCTATTTTATATTTAACATCAAAACTTATACTTGCTCCGTTTGTACCTCTTGACCAATTCCAAGTAATCCTATTAACAGTATTGTTATTAATTCTTACTTGTGAAAAAGACCAAGTTAAATCACTAACTGTATTAGGTTTGTTATTAAATGTAGTAACATCTTCATACTCAAGCTCTGTTCCAGAATCAGCAGTTGAATAAATAGAATCATTAAATTCTGTCCCTGTTATTGTATAATTACCATCAGGATTTTCATCGATTGATATACATCTAAATTTTTGTTCTACATATGAAGATGAAGAAATAGACCATACTGATTGTGCTTGAGGTGCTGCACTAAAAGCTGAACAAGTAACAACGGCCCCTGAAACAGAATCAATATCTCTTATTTCTCTATCACCATCAGGCATAATACAAGTTATTTGATGTAAACCAGCATCTAATGAAATTGTCTGGTCACATGTAATAGCTGTTGTGGTTGCACTTGAAACTCTTCCAGCCAATCTTTCCCCCACAATAGTTTCATCGGAAACAGCGAAAACTTGACCAGGGAAAACAGCTACACCCTCCAAGCCTGTTGAAAAAGTAATGACCTTTTGATCTAGTTCTTCCACTGCCATCATCCAACGTCCCATTCTTTGCGCTTGCCATTTTGAAGTACATCCAAAAGCGATAATTTCTTTAACCTGATACCCGTATTTGGCAATTAAATCATAATCTTCAACAACAACAAAATTAGATTTATACATATTTTCGGGATCGTTATATCTAACTCGTATTGATGTACTTCTTGTTTTCAAAGATGTGCCGGAATAATTAAAAAAACCATCAATTACATTTGAATTGTTATAAAGATGAACAGGTTCAACGTCAGTTTCATCAAGGTTTCCATGATCTGCCGTAACTTGGATTGTGTTACTAGCCCAATAAGTCATTCCCCTAAATGTACTAGCTAAATCCCGTAGTACTTGATAGGCTTGCGCCCTATTTCCTATAACTGTATTGATTGCGAATCTTGGTTCTTTACTTCCATCAGGTGTTGTTACTAATTGATTTGCATATTGCGCTAATGGATATAAATCAACCCAATTCAAACTTGAGGAACTAACAAAATCACCTGCCCCCCAAGTTTTATTAGTAAGCATCGTATAAAAAATGCTAACGGGGCATGTTGTCCAACGTGTAACTAAAGACCCGTCAAAGGCGTGATCTTGTATAAATTCAAGGCTGCCATCATCTCTTACTCTTGTATTATGAGGTACCTGACATTTGACACCCTTAACTAAATAAGCCCTAGTTGGTAAAGCAGAAAATATATCAGTTGAAAGACTTAAACCTACACAAGCTGTATAGGGGTATGCACTTCTAAGTTCTTGCTTTTCAATAATACTTGACCAAAAAACTCTATTTCCTCTACTTGTTGCCAATGGTGTTGTTTTTGAAATCTCATCAAAATCTGTATAACTAATTTCATAATCATTTTCTTTATCAACCTTTTTTATAACTTTTATATCCCAAGGGCCAGAGCCAGGTAATTGGATCTTAGGAGTCTTAAGTTGATATTCTGTTGTACTTATACCAGTAATAGTCCTACTAAACACTTCACCATATCCTCCTCCTTGATGCTTAACTTGTATCTTTAAGGTAACAGAGGCATTAAATAATTGACCTTTTGCTAATCCTTCCTGTGCTGTAGAAAATAATGCAGGTATAGAAAATAATACATGGAATGAATCAACATCTGGATCTGTTATTTGTCTTACGACTGACCCACCCCCATAATCCCTAGATGAGACTTCATTACTTTCATTTAGTGTTTCGCTATAATTAGAACCTACTTCTACATTAATCGGTGTAACTGTTGAAGTTCCATTGGTTAAATAATTATCTAATCTTGATTGTGTTGCTCCTCCTAGTCTGAAATCATAACTAATAGAATCACTCGCAAAATTTAAGGAATCATTAGATGCTTTTATTGGTGTTTCATCTAAATAAATTCCTTTTTGTGCGCCTACAATTCCTTCTATCGTTCCTTCACAAAGAAGATCAATAATTTTAATAGTTGAGGTAGAATTTAAGCCCATTGTTTCTTAATTAGGATTAACAAAGTAATAACCAAATTGCATTACTTGAAAAACTGTAGAATCTGTACTATCATCTACAGGCTCTATATAAACTTTATAATCATCTTTGTAGGCAATTTTCCCAATAGTAAACCAATGAACCCATTGATATGCTTGGTTTTCTGACATTAATCCTTGAGCTGTGACTTGAAGTGTTGAAGTAATATTACCTGTATTTCTGTTTTCAATAATAATTTTAAAAGTAATAAAACCATCTACTTTTGTTGAACCTGCTCCTGCTATTTCTTTATATAAACCTTTTATCCTAAATGCTATTTGAAATTTTTCCACATCGGTAGGGCCGCTAAATTCTGCTTTAAACTCTCCTCCTATTTGCTGTCTTGATTTCTTGTTTAAGTTAACAGTTGTATAGTTTTTATAAGATAAATATTGAACACCTCCACTAAAAGTATTTAGTGTAACTTGTCTTGATTTCATTCCAGAAGTTTCCCTAAAAACATTATCTAATTTTTCACCTTGTATCCTCATAGATTGAGCTGTTGGTGTTTTAATCCATTCATTTAACGGATCTGATTCATCAGCAACATCTATATCTGCTGAAATGATATGACTTCCTATTAACGCCTTTCCAAAAACTACAGGGATTGTTGCACCTGCTCCCACAGAATTAACTGCGCCTCTATATGCATAAGATTGGCGACCATCTGAACCCCTAACAATAGATTCTGGGCCGCTATCTGTCACACTTGACCCTTGCCTAAAATCAAGTGGCTCTTCAGGTTGAGGTGAAAGCATTTGAGAGATACCACCAAGAGTCAAAGCAATACCAACATTTCCACCGATTGCAATGGCTGAAGCTAATGCACCTGACACCATTCCACCTTTTGCTATAGCTGCACCAGTAAAAGCACCACTCTTAAGAGCCGCTAATCCTGCACCACCTGTGTAAATAGCCAACCCAATCAAGGCAACACCTACGATAATCTTTCCTACACTTCCCCCACTACCAGCAACGACTGGTGTGATAATTAGATCCTTACTACCAAAAGGCAGCAACATATCTTCTAGTTCAAATTCTGTTTCTGATTGAA